AGATTATTCTAAAGAGCTGAGGAAGGCGAGAAGAGGATACAATAAAGAATCTGGCAAGATGGTTTTTAAACAAATTTTTGCTTCCGAATGGTTACGTAAAGCGAACGAGCATTTACAAGCTTGTATCGACCATAAGAAGATTTGGTTCGCCTCCAAGACCGTCGCTAGCCCTTCCGAGTTCAACCGTCAGACGGCCTTAAATGTCCCCATTAAACATACAGCAGCGGAGAACGTCCTTGACCTTATCGAGATTCAAGATGATTTGATATACCAAACGAAAAAACAGTGCGCGATGGTGGAAGTAAAAAGCACCGCCAGAGGGACGCAGACTTTTGACCTGCCGCAGCATCTAAAACGCTCGATAAGCGCGAATAGAGCTAGGAAAGATAACTACACTACATTAATGTTGGCGAGTTGGGCCCTAAAATGCTACTATGATATAATGGAAGTGGATAAAGACGCAGCGAATGATACATTTAACCCCGTAATGATACCTTAAATGGTGTAATCTCTTTTAAGGATGTCTGAGAATAGAATTAGATTAAGTCAGATTTATAAGCCGGACGTTTCTGGTCTTGTAGAGGAAATTATTTCGGGCTCTTCTATTATTGGTCCGTCAGGAGCTACTGGGCCAAGCGGGGCGACCGGCGCAGCGGGGCCAAGCGGTGCCGCAGGACCGAGCGGAGCCACTGGCTCGGCGGGTCCGAGCGGCGCTACTGGAGCCGCTGGTCCAAGTGGAGCAACAGGGGTCACTGGAACAAGTGGGGCGTCCGGTACTAGTGTAACGGGCCCGAGCGGCGCTACTGGGGCTGCTGGTCCAAGCGGGGCAACTGGCCCAAGTGGAGCCTCTGGTCAGCCAGTCGCTCAAGGTTCCGATAAGCAGGTCCAAGTAAATAGTGGCGGAGCTACTATGATTGGCGCTAGCAATTTATACTATAACCATAGCTCCACCCCGAACGAACTACATGCGAGTGGGGCTAATGTAAAAATTGGAGCGACAGGTATAATTGAATCCACTGGTGGGTACGATGCTTATATGTATATCGAACCAACTAGCGATGATTTTGTTATTAGGAAGTCGAATCAAACCCATCAAATAATTATAGACGGTGACGTCGGTAACGTGGGAATAAAACTCCCGACCGGCACACAGCCGACTTACCCCTTGGATGTTTCTGGAGAGGCTTTGTTTAGGGGTACGGGCTCCCAAAAGGTTGTTATAGACCATGATGCAGACGGGTCAGAAATTTTACTTTATAATTCAGCAGGCTCGGCGACAGCCAAGTTATCTTCCCATGCTAATTCTTGGGTAGACAATCTTAGAATTAACGTAGCAACTGTAACTGGCGCTGTTCCTGCGTCTGCTACAGGTGCCGGTACTTCTGGTCAAATTGCTTTAGGCGGTGGGTATTTATACGCTTGCACAGGAACCAACGCTTGGGGCCGCGTTCAGCTAAGTACTTTTTGATTGTTTTCTATTTATTTTTCTTCTTGTTTGACTTCTCGAAGATTTTTGTGTAATATATTACATAAATTTAAGTCAAAATGAGCGCTAAAAAACCAACACCCGCGAAGAAGGCCAAATCCGTAGCTAAAAAGACTACGCCTAAAAAAACCGAGGCTAAGAAGGCAAGCAAGGCCGGCGGGGAGGAAGCTAAGCCTTTGATGGTGTCTAGCGCTGCCGCCGCGCCAACCTACACGAGGAGTAGAAGAAATGCGGCCACTTCAATTGAGCGCACGGATAAATACAAAAACATTGAAGACGGGCTAGTCCCCTTTAAGCATTCCGGCGGTGGCGTTAGCTCTAACTCTAATTTAATTGATGTTAGAGACGCAGTTATGTTATGCCAAAAGGCTTATTACAATTTCGCTATCTTCAGAAATACAATTGATTTAATGACCGAGTTTTCCTCGAGCAATATTTATCTTCGAGGAGGAAGCAAAAAATCTCGAAAGTTTTTTGAAGCTCTTTTCAAAAAAATTAATTTAGCTGGTTTCATGGACAAGTTCTTCCGCGAGTATTATCGCTCTGGTAATGTATTTATTTATAGGTTTGATTCTAAAATTAAGCCGGAAGATTTAAAAAGGATTACCCAAACCTTCGGCTCGAGAGTTCTCAAGGACGGCAAGAACGTAATTCCTACGAAGTATATTATTTTAAATCCCGCTGATATAAAACTCACAGGGACACTATCTTTCTCGACGGGTCGGTATTCTAAAACCGTAACTGATTACGAACTAGAAAAATTAAAAAATCCGGAAACAGAAGAGGAACATGATATTGTAAAAAACTTACCAGAGCAAACTCGCAAACAATTAAATTCAAGGTCTAGCATGGTATTGATTCCTCTAGACGTTGAAAAAATTCTAGCAGTATTTTATAAGAAGCAAGACTACGAGCCGTTTGCCGTTCCGATGGGGTATCCAGTACTCGAAGACATTAACGCGAAAGCAGAGATGAAGAAGATTGACATGGCAATCGCTCGAACCATGCAGCAAGCGATTCTTCTTATTACGATGGGTACGGAGCCCGATAAGGGTGGAGTAAACCAAAATAATTTAGCCGCCATGCAGCAACTCTTTACGAATGAATCCGTAGGAAGAGTATTAATTGCAGACTACACGACTAAAGCTGAATTCGTTGTACCCAAAATCGGAGACTTACTCGATGCGAAAAAATACGAAATCTTTGATAGAGATATTCGAATAGGTTTAAACAATGTACTCGTAGGAGAGGACGAAAAGTTTTCTAACATGAGCATTAAGGTGAAGGTCTTTATAGAAAGACTAAAGCAAGCTCGCGAGACTTTTATCAATGAGTTTTTGTTCCCCGAGATTAAAAGAATGTGCAAGAACTTAGGATTTAAGAATTATCCAACTCCATTTTTTGAAGATATCGATTTGAAGGACGGGTTATCTTATGCAAGGATTTATAATCGTTTGGTCGAGCTGGGAGTTCTCACTCCGCGAGAGGGGCTGATGGCTCTAGAAACCGGTAGGCTACCGACTCATGGAGAATCTATTGAAGCTCAAGAAGAGTTTAAGGCTCTAAGAGACTTAGGCCTCTATCAACCCATCGTCGGGGGAGCGAAAACTGAAGTCGAAGAAGACGAAGAAGAGCCCGACGAAGAGGACAAAAAAAAGACCGCTCCGCCAGCACCCGGAAGACCAGCGGGAACAGACGGTATACCTCAGGAGGTGAACCGGCGACCGAATGACAATGAACATTCTGCGCCTTCCATGGCTGGGGAATTGTTCAGCCTAGAGAAGATTAAAAATAATTTACTTTTGGCAAATACTTTAAACGTAGAAGTCGAAAAGAGTCTCAGGAAGAAGCACTCTATTAAAAGGCTAACGAACAAACAAAAAGAGGTGGCTCAAGATATTACAGCTTTAGTTATAGCCAATGAAAATCCCGAAGATTGGAACGGTTCCGTGAGCCTTTATCTAGAGAATCCGGTGGATAATAACAAGGACAGAGTGAGCCAAATTCATGAAATTGCTATTTGCCATCAAGTAGATAGCTACTTGGCCTCCATTCTGTTTGCCAGTAAGAAAGATTAGATTTATGGAAAACGAAAAGAATAAAAGCGTAGAAGAAGATGTGGTCTCCTATGGGTTCGGCGGAGATATAGATATTAATCTCCCCGATATACCCATGCCCATCGTCCAAGAAAAGAAGGAAATAAAAAAAGACGAATGTGACGTTGCTTTTAAGTTCGCGTTTATAGGAGCTGGACAAGGCGGCTCAAGAATTGCTGAGGCCTTTTATGGCTTAGGGTATAGAAAGCTTTCGGCAATTAATACCGCCCAGCAAGATTTAAATACAATTAAGTTGGACGCGAAACTCTGTATCGGAGACGGGGGAGCGGGTAAAGACCCGAGTAAAGCTGAAAGACTTTTTAATGACAGAAAAGAAGATGTTTTAGATTTCATTAGAGATTCCTTCGGGGACGAGGTTGACAGAATCTTCGTTTGCGCTGGAGCAGGGGGAGGCTCTGGAGCGGGAATGTGTGAGCCCTTAATCCATTCTGCTAGAGAGGCTCAAAAACTTCTCAACTCAAAGACGGATAAGGTCGGGTGCATTTTAGCTCTACCGAAGCACTCAGAGGGTCAAAAGGTAAATGAAAACGCATACGATACTTTAAATAGAGTATTAAAATTAGTAGAGCAGGGAATTGTTTCTCCGCTTATCATTTTAGATAACGAAAAAGTTCATCAATTATATCCCGGTCTCGCCGTGGCTCCATTTTGGAAGACGGCGAACTCAAGTATGGCGGGTCTTTTTCACCTGTTTAATCTCACGGCTTCAAAAGATAGCAGCTATTCTTCTTTTGATTCAAATGACTATAAACAGCTATTAGACTCTGGGCTGATAGTGTTTGGAGCGTCTCCAGTTCCGAATTGGGAGAGCGCCTCGGATATATCAAAAACGGTCCGAGACAATTTGAGGAAAAATATCCTTTCTGGCGGGGTTGATTTGAGTACCGGTAATTCTGCTGGCGTGGTAATGATTG